GTTCATAGCCCCGTGAATACCTACAGGAAGATTATCAAGTTCCGCAATTGGTTCCTTGCAAAAGTCGAGTATCTCCAAGGCGAATCGGCCAAGTGGAAGACCACGTTTAACATTCTGAAATCACCCTACAGCTTGCTACGCAGCATGGGCCTTAGTCCGCAGATGGCAGCGACGTTCCTGTTTGCTGGATCAGCCGTTGGCGGTGGTGTTGTGGTAAACGAGACGATCCTTGCTGACAGATCGTTTGCGAGAGGGGATTCTGGGGTGTATGCCGCATCGGTTCTGGGTGCTGACCTGCCGCTCGATGTCCCAACAGAGTACGTCGAGGGAAGTAATACGTTACGTATAGACCTTGGGTCTACCCCAGTGCGAGAGATAACCATAGAGAACGTGTCGGTTGGCACGGTGTTCACGGGTTCTGCGCTGCCGTCAGGAGAGCAGAACGTTGTACAGATTAGCGGGAACACTATATCTGGTGGAACGAACACAAGGCTGGAAGTAGGCCACCTCATATTTGAGAAGAGCCGATGCAAGAAGCTGGAGCTTTCCGATATACAGGCACATACGATCATCATTAAGGGCAACGCCAGCGATGGGCAGTCCATTGCTCCTTCTCCTGGCACGAGTCGAATGAGGGCCATCGGTGGAGGCCATCAGCAAGCAGATGCGATGGTGACCTCTGGCGGTACTTATGACCGTATCTGGATTCAAGCTCCAACATCAGGGGTGAACGGCAAGGTAGATACGCTGAGACTGACCAATTTATTTTCCAAGGGGGGCATTTGTCACTTGTCAAAGCTTACCGTAGGAACGCTTGAAATTTTGAAAAACGAGGTCGGCGAAGGAAACGGCTTTGCTACGAAGGAGCTAACTGTTGCAACTACCGTAACTGGGGCCAATATCATTGTCGAGGACAATGTCGAGGTAACGATAGCTGAGCCAGCCACGACGTAATGAAGAAGAACCCGAAGAGGTGTAGCCATAGAAATAATGACGGGGCCAGATGTAAGCAGAAAAGAAGTAAGCCAACGATGTATTGCTTACACCACCAACCGGTAAGGAAGGGGGGTCTAGTATGAATTTCCTGCTTAAATTGCTACCAGCAGATAAGAGAGCCTTACTTGAGTTAGCCATCCGCATTACAGGAAGCCTTGATACTGCGGCAGAACGCAAGGACGTTGCCGAGTATGGCGCAGAAATGCTCAAAGACGGCAAAGTGTCCGTGGGCGAGTGGGCCAAATTTGGTTCTAAACTTGGCATCCTTACTGGCAACAACAAATAGCCAGTATTGATTGATTCTATAATGGCACTGTGGTATCGTGGTACCTGTACCACGTTTTCCTGCGCTTCGCCTCGCTGGAAACATGTTGGTGCCTCCTTGAAGAGATGGGCCGTCCTTGCTACTCCTGGACGGCCCACCTTTTACTATAGCTTACTCGGCCCAATCGTTGCCTTGATCCTCTGATTGCGTAGCCTGAACATTCCTTCAAGACCTGGCTCCTGCTCCATGAGGAGTCGTGCGTAGAATGCCGTGTTGTTGTTGTTCAGCTTCGGTGGCCCCTCATCAGAGTACCGCATCAGTGCTAGTTCCCATCTTGCCCTTTCGAAGAGAGCCTTGATACCAAGTTTTGCGTTCTCCCCTCGATGTCTTCGCCACTCAAACGCAAGGTCTCTCAGCGTTTCGTAGACAGTAGGGTTTAGTTCATGGAAGTCCCAGAACGATTGCTCCAGTTTTCCTCGTGCTATAAAAGCCAGTTCCAGTTGTTGGTCGGGTCGTATTACAAGCATACCAATCTACTCCTTTCGCCACTATCCTATGGTTAGACACCAACGCAGTATGAGGAGTGGGTCTGAGGGCATCCTAGAGGGCTTCCTTGCGCCTTCTTCGCCTAGCGGCCTTGCTTGCCCAAGACCTATTGGGAGTCTTGAGAAACTTATTCTCCACAGCGGAGTCCCACGAATTGAGGAATGGTCTCTCAGCACCACAAAGACTGCACAGCCCATTGCTTGTTGGCCCGTTGGCTTTATCTATGATCCAGTGGTGCGTACAGTTGCTTATCTTTTCCATGACTTCCTCAAAACATCGGTAACGATACCCTGCCAATGCGCTTTGCTGCCAGGTCGAGGTACTCGGCACTCAGGTCTGCACCGATTGCTTTACGCCCAAGCCTTTGTGCTACCGCTAACGTAGTACCAGACCCTACGAATGGGTCGAGGACAACACCATCTTGCGGACATCCTGCCAGGATGCACGGCTCCACCAGCTTCTCAGGATAGGTGGCAAAGTGGGCTTCTGGGTAGGGCTGGGTGGCTATCTCCCATACAGTACGCTTGTTGCGCCCATTGGGGTGCGAGAAACTGTTTTCTTTTGCACCAAAACCACCATTTACTCCTCGTTGTAAATCTCCATGCGTGTCACCTTCAATTTTTAAGTTGCGTGTTTTTTGCCATGTGTCCCAAGAAACCTCACTTCCTGTTGCCTCCCTTATCGCATCAGCATCGTAATAGTATCTCGGACGCTTGGTGAGTAGGAACACGTATTCATGGGCCTTGGTTGGTCTGTCTGTTGCGCTCTCTGGCATGGGGTTGGGCTTGCTCCAGATGATGTCAGAGCGGAGATACCAGCCGTCTGCCTGGAGCGCAAAGGCCACACGCCAGGGGATGCCCACGAGGTCTTTGGGCTTGAGGCCAATGGCACTAGCTCTCCGTACTTCTGGTTTTCTACCTCTTACTTTATCGCCAGGAGTAGTATTTCTTCCATCTGTCCTCTTATCGACTGGCCCGCCACCACCCGTTATGCCATTAGATGTGTAGCTATCCCCAAGGTTCATCCAGACCGTGCCTGTGGGCTTCAGTACACGCCATACCTCGCGGAACACCTCTACCATGTTGGCACAGTATGCCTCTGGGGTTGGTTCTAGGCCGATGCCAGTGCCTGTCTTCTCTGCTCCACATTTACCACACAGGCCATTAGGCCAAGGCTCTTGTGCGTGATTGGTGTTGGCATTATAGCCGGCAGTAGAGGTGCTGATATCACCTTGCACTCGTTTATGGTTGCAGTCCTTGTCCCCACCTTCCCATTCATCTAGCCCATAGTCCCTCAACCCCCAATACGGTGGGCTGGTGACCACGCAGTCCACGCTGTTGTCTGGGATCGGTAGGCTACGAGCGTCAGCTTGGTACATCTGGACAACTCCGTTGTCGAACCATACGTCTGTCATGATTCCTTCACCTCTATGCCGTGTTGCCCTTAGTCTTTTCTCTCAGTAATTCTTCCTCAGTAATAGGCATATACGGATTTACATAATCATAGTCCAAGGTTGGCTTCTTGTTGGGACTAAGATTATTCCAATTATATTCATGAAAGTGCCTCTTAAGACCCCCTATCCATTTGCGAGTTCTATGGTGGTATCGTGTTGCCATAAGACGTTCTTTCGCAGTACGCAATTTTTCAGTTAGCTCATCCTTGCAGTCCCTACACGCAATACCCCATTCGCCTGTGTCATCTTCCGAATCTATTCCGCAATATCGGCAACGTGTAAATAATTTTCGCGAAACACCTATTGCGTCAGCCATATTTGAGGCTTTCGAGAACCAATCCAAACCCTCTGTATCGTTATCCATTATCCTGTCTCCTCTACATCAACAATCGTATTGTTTGCTTCGCCCAGTTCGTACTTGAGCGTGTAGCTGACGTGCATGGCCGAGTCATCTTCGATTAACCCTGCTTCGACAAGGCCGTCGATGTAGGGCTTCATGGAAGCGAACAGGTTGTCAGGATCACGGCGTCTCTTGTCCTTCGCTACCCATGTGATGGTGATATGCGCTGCTTCATAGGGTGTTCCTGGTCTGCCGTGTTCGTACACAAGTGCCATAGCCTCATCCTTTGCTTGTCGCTTGGCTCGGTATAGTTGCATATGGTGCAGCCTCTTGTTCGGGTTAAGGTCTCTGTCTGGAAGGTGACCTAGTTCCAACCTCATTCTGGCTCTTTCACTTCGTTTGAAGGCTCAGCCACGTCTTCTAAGTGGTTGATGACTATTTGATCTAAGGCTTGGTTCACGAGGATGTCATGGCTCTGTCCACACAGACACGAAAGTCCAGCCATACTCCTGGATTCTTGAATTTTAACGAGACGTGAGACTTCCTTCTTCGTCTTGCTCGTATGCTTTCGGCCTAGTATCTCGACGGCAACTGCATAGTTAATATGGAAGTCAAATGTCCCATCAGGATTATAGGAATGGGGAATCCACAGTAGGTCAAGGTCGTACTCACTTGCACTGAGGGGATATCTGGTATTATTCAGCACACTCCGTCCATCCATGAGGGCTTGCCTAGACCTAAAACCCTCTCTCGTTCGTTTTTCCAGCCATGCATGAATGCTTTCCGTAAACAGCCTTCTGCGATTGGCATCCCGCTGGTCGAACTCCTCATTGTATTCTTCGGCCCAGCGTTCAATGGCTAACTCAACGAATGGTTTCATTATGCCGGCTCCTTTCATTATGTATGGCTCGCTCCAGAGGTTTGGTACTCTCACTTACTCTGGCTCGCTCCTCGATCTTGGTACGCTCAAGCTATTTGGCTCGCTCTACCATTTTGGTACTCTCTGTCATTCTGGCTCGCTCCCGCGACTTGGTACTCTCAGTTTCTTCGGCTCGCTCAAGCGATTTGGTACTCTCACTTATTCTGGCTCGCTCATTGAGGCTGGTACTCTCGAACGGGATGGCTCGCTCCCACAGTCTGGTACTCTCCATTGAAATGGCTCGCTCCATTGTCGTGGTACTCTCTACAGGCTTGGCTCGCTCGGGGAGCGTGGTACTCTCTTTGGTTTTGGCTCGCTCATTGACACTGGTACTCTCTACCACGATGGCTCGCTCACTACTCTTGGTACTCTCAGTAGTTTTGGCTCGCTCGGTCGCTCTGGTACTCTCAGACGGCGTGGCTCGCTCATCTTCTTTGGTACTCTCTGCTGGGATGGCTCGCTCATTGGAAGTGGTAC